CTTAAAATCTTATGGCAGGGCCGAGACAAAGACGGTATGGCGTTCCTGGACCACGTTCCCGCGGATATTATAGCCAAAAAGAGTGACCAGGAGATGAGGATTGAGCTGATGAACGGCTCGGCTATCCAGGTGGTGGGCACTGACAGGGTAGAGGTGGTCGGGCCTAATCCCATCGGGTGTGTCTTCAGCGAGTACAGCCTTCAAAACCCGAAAGCCTGGAACTTCGTCCGGCCTATCCTGGCAGAAAATAACGGCTGGTCGGTATTTAATTACACTCCCCGCGGCATGAACCATGCCCACGAACTCCACCAAATGGCTATAGAGAACCCGAACTGGTATTCAGAGACCTTGACGGTCGAGGATACGGGCGCCATATCCCATAATGCGATCCAGGACGAAATAGACGCCGGTATGAGCCCCGAACTGGTCCAGCAGGAGTTTTACTGCTCGTTCGAGTACGGGTTGCAGGGGGCGTATTACCTGAACCAGATGGCGAAGGCCCGGACTGACGGCAGGATATGCGGAGTGCCGGTGGTTGACCTGCCCGTGCATACAGCCTGGGACCTGGGCATCGGGGATTCCATGCCGATTTGGTTCTTTCAGCTTGTCGGCAAAGAGATTCATCTAGTGGACTTTTACGAGAACAGCGGTGAGGGCCTGGCTCATTACGCCAAGGTCCTGGCAGAAAAGGGGTACTGGTACGGCAAGCATTTAGCCCCTCACGATATCAAGGTGCGGGAGCTGGGGACCGGGACGAGCAGGATTGAACGGGCTGAGGAGCTAGGGATTAAGTTTGAGGTGGTTCCGCTGACGCCATTGGATGATGGGATCGAGGCGGTGAGGTCGATCCTGAGCCGGTGTTGGTTCGACCTGGACAAAACCAAGGACGGCAGAAATGCGCTAATGAATTACCAAAAAAGATGGAACGAAAACCTAAACACGTTCGATGACAAGCCGTTGCACGATTGGGCGAGTCACGGGGCTGACGCATTCAGAATGATGGCGGTCGGGATGAACATATTTGACGTGCCCCTGATTGTGCCCCCTGTTAGGGTGAGACCCATAAATTATAATCAACCTCAAGGGTGGATGGGATGAAAAAGCCAGATTTAGTCAAAGAGGCCATTGCCCGGTTCAAGGAATCCTCGGACGCTTATGACGGATTACGGGAACAAATGGTCGATGATCTTCACTTTTTGGACGGGGATCAGTGGCCAGCTGACCTGGTATCGAGTAGGCAGGCGGACGGCAGGCCTTGCCTGGTTATCAATAAAGGCCCATCGTTTGTTGACCAGGTAGAGGGTGATCAGCGCCAAAACAGGCCGAGCGTGAAGGTCATCCCGGTCAACAGCGATTCAGACCCCGATACGGCTGAGGTGCTGACGGGGCAAATCCGGAACATAAAGAACATAAGCGCCGCCAATGTTGCTCAGGACACGGCGTTCAACGGGGCCGTATCCTGCGGAATGGGCGCATGGCGGATCTTAACCGAGTATGAGGACGATAACTCGTTTGACCAAGAAATCGTGATCAGGCGTATTAAGAATCAATTCACTGTGTACCCGGACCCGAACGCTCAAGAATGGTCGTGCGAGGACGGCGAGTATATGTTCGTCACGGAGAAGTTGGCACGGGACGCCTACAGGCGGAAATGGCCGAGGGCTGACCCGTGCGAGTGGGATTCGTCCCGGGACGATAAAATGGGCTGGATTGAGCCGGACACTATCCGGGTGGCCGAATATTTCTATAAGGAGCGGGCCAAAAAAACCTTACATCAAATCCAGTACGATGACGGCCGCGTCGATATCCTTGACGAGCTGCCGCCTCAAGAGGAGGATTTTACTTACACGGTTATTCAAGACCGGGAAGTTGAGACCGAAAAGATCATGTGGGGTCGGCTAAACGGTAAAGCGATACTTGAGGGGCCGACTGAATGGCCGGGCAAATATTATCCTATCATTATTTTGTGGGGAAAAGAGCTGTGCATCGAGGGTAAGACTATTTACCGCGGTGTTATCCGAAACTACAAGGATTCCCAGCGGTTATACAATTACAGCCGAAGCATGGGGGCTGAGACCGTGGCGCTGGCCCCGAAAGCGCCGTATGTGATGACCGCCAAGCAAGTCGGGATTCATCAAGCGATGTGGGACACGGCTCACAAGAAAAACCATCCTTACCTTCTGTACGACCCTGACCCTCAAGCCAAGGGCCCTCCAATTAGAACCATCCCTAACATTGCGAACACCGGCATACAGGCTGAGACTGTGATAGCCGATCAGGAGATGCACGACACAACGGGTCTCCAGCAGGCGTCCCTGGGTAAGCGGAGCAACGAGAAAAGCGGGGTGGCTATCCGGGAGCGTAAAAACGAGGGGGATGTGGGGCAGTTTGCGTACCATGACAACCTCGGGCGGGCGCTCAAATACGAGGGTAAGGTGCTTGTCGATTTAATTCCCAAGATTTACGATACAGCTAGGACTGTCCGGGTGCAAAACGAGGACGACAGCACGGACTTTGTGGATGTAAACCAGGAGTTTACCGACAAAAAGACAGGCAAGACTAAAAAGCACGACCTGAGCGCTGGCAAGTATGACGTGACGCCCAGTATTGGTCCCAGCTACCAGACGCAGCGGGAGGAGGCCCAGGATTCCATGCTGGGATTCATGCAGGCGTTCCCGAACGCGGCACCCCTGATTGGGGACCTAGCGGCCAAAAATATGGATTGGCCGGGGGCTGACGAGATAGCAAAAAGGCTCAAAAAGATACTGCCGGCCGGGATAGCCGAGCCGGAAGAGGGCGAAGAGGACGTCCCGACCGAACCGCCGCCGCCTGACCCGATGCAAGAGATCCAGATGCAGCAGGAGCAGGCCAAGCTGGAGGGGATTTTACTTGATAACCTCAAAACTAAGGCTGAAACCGAGAAAATAGAGGCGGAGGAGGCCCAGACCCGAAAGGAAACGAATGCACCTGAAACTGACCAAGCCTGAGCAGGATGTGAAGGTAAACTGTTCGGCGGTGCTTATCACGGCGGACGGGTCGAGCCTGCCGGATGATCTCGAGCGGTGGAAGTGGCTCACCCGGCCGGTATTGATCGACCAAATCTTGGCGTGGAGGCACGACGTGTATTGTGTGGGCCGGTCTATCCAGCACGACCTGGTGACCGAGGTGGATCATTGGGGCGACATTGACGCTGATTACAGTGCATGGTTTGCCGGGAATCTCCCGGAGAAGGCTCGGAACGGGCATATTTATCGGCACACTCTCGGCGAGTGCAAGGGGTTTGACGTTGATTGGGATATTGTGGGTTCCATGTGGAACCTTGACGATGTGGTTTGGCACGGCTCGTCGGCGCTGTTTGCGGTTATGACGTGTCAGGCTATGGGTTATGAGAAGATCATCCTCGCGGGAGCCCCGCTGGACTCTAAAGGGCACTGGTATCTCGAAAACTCAAAGGGGCCAAAATGGTCGGGCGAGTCTTATCAAGCCTGGTTTGAGTTTGCGCGGCTCCCGGCATCTAAGAATGTTAAATCATTAAGTGGGTACACGGGGCAGCTGTTGGGGGTTCCGACTGAGGAGTGGATACATGGGGATAATTCCAACTGAGGTTGTAATAGCACACCCTCCGCGAACGGGCCCGAAAATAACGCCTGTCAGCAAGCTCAGGCCTAAGCCTTTACGGGACGTCCTGCTTGTGGCTGGAGACGCGATGGGTGTGTTTGACGATATCGAGGCGTTCTATGCGTTCGGCGTTCCTCACGATACGATGCTGATTAATTACATCGCGAGTGTCTGGACCGAGCCGTTTGAACATTACGTTGCGGGGGATAGTCATGAGGCTGATATGCAGGGAGTGGCCCGGAAGTTACCAAAGGGAGTGCTCAAGCACTGCTGGAACCCTACGAGTCACGGGTTCGACGTCCGCTGGGTCAGGACATCCAACCCCGGCTGGAACGGGACAACCGCCAACCTCGCGGTTAAGGTGGGACTTGCCCTTGATTATACCCGAATTATCCTCGCGGGAGTGCCAATGGATAGCACCGGGAACTGGTATAAACCTTACATTCCGGACAACGATATAAAGCAGACCAAGAATCATGAGAACCATTTGTGGAAGTGGTCAGAGATAAGCTGCAGGCCACAGGGCCGGTTTATCCGGAGCATGAGCGGGAACACAAAGGACCTGTTCGGGGAGCCTGACCGAGAGTGGCTAAATAAATCATAGGGGGCATATTATGCAAACATGGCAAGAATACATTCCGGTTGCGATTTCAACCGGGATTCAGGACGGGGGTTGGGAGTTTGGGACGTCGTGTTTCCTTGTCGGGGTCCAGGTGTTGGGTGGCAAGCCCGTAGTGGTTAAGGATGCGGAGGGAAAGGTTATTTTCCGCGGCAATGAGTCGAAACAGTGGTCTTTCCCGGTGTATTGCAAGGGTGGTCTTGTGGTTACATCACAGGGGCGGCCGAACGGGTACATAATTGAGTATATTCAAGCATAAAGGAGGTTAGTTATGGCAACAGAAGAGGAAAAACGGCGACAGGCTGAAAAGGCCTGGTGCAAGATCAACCACCGAAACCTGGACCTGGCAATTACGGGGCTCAGGTCGCATGACGATTTCGACGGTGAGCGTATCGCGGATATTTTGGAGTCAGTCAAACGGGACCCGGCCGCGCAAATCAAAGAACCTCAAAAAAGGAGATAAAATGAACGATTTAGCAACCCCGCCAGCTGAGGAGCTGGTGCCAGAAGCTGTACCGGAAGAGATAGACGAGGGATCGGCACCCTCAGAGTTATCGGGTGAGGAGCCCGCTGAGGAAGTTGACGAAGCTCCCAAGCCTAAGACGGCCGTTCAGAAGCGTATTGACGATCTGACGCGGAAACGGCATGAGGCTGAAAGGCGAGCAGCGTACGCAGAAGGGCAACTGGCTGCCCAGAAAGAAACGCCAGCAGTTACGCCGGAAACACCGGCGCTGGTAGGGGAACCGAGGCAGGACGATTACGAGGATTACGATGCGTACCGGGACGCCCGAAACGATTGGGCTGTAACTCAGCAGATCGAGCGGTTCAAGGCCGAGCAAGCTGCGGAAACTCAAAAAAAGAGTGACGCGGATGCCAAGCAGGACTTCAACCAGCGGCTGCAAGAGGGAAACGCCCGGTACAATGATTTTGAAGCGGTGGCGATGAACCCCGCGATCCCGATTACTGCCTCAATGGTGGGTGTTTTACGAGAGTCCGAAATTCCGGCTGACATGGCCTATTATTTGGGGGGTCACATGGAGGAGGCAATTAAAATCTCCCACATGACCCCTGTGCAGGCCGCGACCGCCCTCGGGAAGCTTGAACAACGGCTATCCGTCGAGCTCAAGAAAAACCCTCCAAAACCGACAAAAGTAGTGTCAAGCGCTCCGGCGCCTATTAAGCCCACAGGGTCGGGTGAAGTCGTGTCTAAAGATCCCGATAAAATGACCAACGAGGAGTATCGGGTGTGGCGTCGAGCACAATAGGAGGCTCGAAAAATGGCAGTTTATACAGCACATACATTCTTAACTCCGACCATTATCGCTAAAGAGGCGTTAATGCTGTTGGAAAACAACCTGGTCATGGGAAACCTTGTCCACAGGCAGTATAAGGAGGAGTTCGTCAAGATTGGCGGGACCCTCACTATCCGAAAGCCGGTCAAGTTCCAGGTGACCAAACAGAGAACCCGAGTCACGTCTGAGATCAGCGAGCACAGCATCACGCTGACGGTATCGACTCAAGCGCACGTGTCCTGGGAGTTTATCACCTCGGATATGGCGCTGACGATTGAGGAGTACAGCGA